CGAAAATAACCTGTGGCAGGGTGGCACCGTCTTTGGTGCAGGGTTCCTGTCGAACGATGGTACTTTCGATTCCGCAGGTTTGGCGGCAGCAGGTTTGGCAGGAGCCACGACCGTAGACATCGCTTCTGTCACGAATGCAAACGCCATCACGCAGTTCAACGTGGTGTACACGAAGGCCGCAACCGATAAGCCGGGTATCTTGTCCAAGCCGGGTTTGGCGTTCTACGTGAACAAAAAGACCTACGCTCTATACTGCCAGCAACTTGCAGGTTTGGGCGCAGGAGTTACGGCCAATAACCTCGGCATCAACAACCTCGCAACCGCGCAGAACTTCGACGGCATTGGCTTTATGGGTGTTCCCATCAACGTCTGCCCAGGTATGTTCGACGATGCGATTGTGTTGACCTACAAGGAAAACCTCGTGTACGGCTCGAACGTAGGAACCGACCAAACCGACATCCAATGGATTCCGACCTACCAATACGATGGATCGGACAACATCCGTATCGTGATGCGGTTCGCGTTGGGCGTACAATCGCGTATCGCTGCCGATGCCATTGTTGGTGCAACCTGGGTAGCGTAATTGAACGATGCCTTGTAACATTACCACGGGCCGCACGATTGATTGTAAGAATCAGTTAGGCGGCATCCGTAAGGTGTACATTCAAAACTACGCGGATGTTCCTGCATTGACAGGATTCGCGGCCACAGGCAACACGATTACCGTCGTTACCTCGGGAACGGGCCTGACCGTTTACGAGTACGATTTGCGTCCCGAGTTGTCCAATTTTGAAATCAGCATCAACACGGACATCAACAATGGCACGTATTACTACAGCCAAAAGTTGACTATTGTATTGCAGCATCCAAGCGCAACGGACATTTTGGAGGTGCAAAACCTCACGTATGGCCGCCCTAACATTTGGGTACTCGACAACGATGACCAACTCTATCTGTTGGGCGCACGTAACGGGATGGATGTGACGAGCGGTTCCTTTGCTTCAGGAACTGCGATGAATGATATGAAAGGTATCACGCTGGAGTTTACGGGCCGTGAACGTCAGATGTGCTACTATGGTGCAGCCGGAACAGCGGCAGATCCGTTTGATAACATCACGGGTATTACGGTCGATTAAGTTCGGTTTGGTTAAGTGGAAAGGGGCGGCAAAAGTGCTGCCCCTTTTTTGCATCTTTGAGACATGATACTCATCACAGCACAAGGCAAAGACAACTATACGACCTTCTATTTGTACTACCCTACAGCGTTGGCTGGGGATCGCAATTTCTTTGACTTCAAGCACCTTGTAACTCAAGAGACGTTCACCTTTGACATCGATGTGAACAGCGTCACGGAGCGAGCCACGGAGTACATTTACGATTTCGAGGGGTTGCCTGAAGGGATGTATATTGTTGGAGTAAACGAGACCGTAGCAGGGCCATTGTTGCAGAGACATTTGGCCTATGTATGCAACGGAACACCCCTAACGGAAAGTACCTTTGTGGAATACAACCCCGCCCAAAGCCCTAACCACGTGTACGTAGATGAGTAAGATTACATTAAGCGTCCTCAATTACGGGCCGGAGTTAGGCAGCGCGTTCGTCACGAACAATAAAGAGTGGGCGTTCTACGGAGACGACAACGCCTACCCTTACTACTTGGAGGATTTGTATATCAATTCCGCGATGAACTCCGCTATCATTAAGGGCATCGGGGACATGATTTACGGGGAGGGTTTGGATTCCCCTGACAAAGATGCCCACGTGGATCAGTGGCTGAAGTTGCAGGGGCTTTTCAAAAAGGATTGTATGAAGCGTGCCGCCCACGACCTCAAGTTGTACGGCAACTGCTATTTCCAAGTGATTTGGAGCCAAGACCGCAGCACCATCGCAGAGACGAACCACATCCCTGCCTCCTATGTGCGTTGTGGCAAAGCCGATGATCAGGACGAGGTTCCCACGTTTTACTACTCGACAAACTGGGCAGAGGTAAACGCGGGCCGCAGCGAGCCACAACCCATCCCGGCTTTCAGCACGGATGACCGCACGGCTGCCTCGCACCTGATTCACATTAAGGTCTACAGCCCCATCGATTTTTACTACGGCATCCCGGACTATGTGGGTTCGACGAAGTATATTGAGTTGGACAAAAACATCGCCGAATACCACCTCGCCAGCATCAAGAATGGCCTGTTCCCTTCGATGATGATTTCGTTCAATAACGGGCAACCTACGGACGATGAGCGGGTGGAAATGGAGCGTGCTATCAACGCGAAATTTAGCGGGGCGGAAAATGCAGGGCGTATGCTCATCGTGTACAACGATGACAAAGAGAACGCACCTACGGTCGAGCCGTTCAACATTCCCGATCCACACCGCCTATATGATTACCTATCGAAAGAGGTGAGCTTGAAAGTTCTGTCGGGGCATCGCGTCACCTCGCCACTTTTGTTTGGGTTGCGGGGGGATACGGGATTCGGCAGCAACGCCGATGAAATGAAAGATGCGTACGAGCTTATGCTGAAGACGGTGATTCTGCCGTTTCAAGAAATCCTGCTCGATGGCATCCGGCCCGTACTTTCCGCTGCGAACATCACGCTGCCTTTGGAGTTCAAGAAACTCGTCCCCGCTGCCTTTATGGACGAGGAAAAAAAAACTTCGGTCGTGAACGGCCCGAAAGAATTTCAGTTGGTCAGTCAGAGGTGTGGCTAAATTTCCTCGCTGATAAGGCATCGCCCACACCCCCAGGATGGAGGTTATTCCGCCGCGAAAGGGTGGATGAGCCGATTCACGACCACAGGATATTCCAACGTCAAAAATTCAGCGATTCGCCAGGCACGTTGGCCTCGTATGACAACCATACAGAGTTCAGCGATTGGGGCGATGTGATTAGCCCAAACGGGTATTTCTTTGCCCTGCGCTATGCGTACTGCCAACTCGATTCCACCACGGTCAGCAAGACAGGTGTAAGCCGGGATTTTTGCGTCAATATGGTGGGCCTATCCGAGGAAGGTTTCCAATACCGATACGAGGATATTGCGGACATGAGTGCGGATGGAATCAACGGAGAATTTGCTGCCAAGGGCGAAAGCACGTACGATATTTTTGAGTGGAAAGGTGGCAAAAATTGCTACCATTGGTGGGATCGTTTGATTTACATCTACGCCCCGGATGGGGAAGCGGCCGATGCGTGGATGGGCGACATCCCCGTTGCGGAGGAATGGGATTCTGTTATGATGTTAGTGGGCAATAACCCGTATGTTCCCCAGCCGGGAGTGGAAGGTATAGCACCAATCGAAATGCAATAAAATGGCAACTCTATATGTGTCGGCCGAAAAGGTCAAAAAGGATACCCTGTTGGGTAGCGCGGTAGATGAGAACCTCATCCGCCCCGTGATTGTTATGGTGCAAGCCAAAGAGGTTTTGCCCTATTTAGGAACGAAGTTGGATGCGGCCCTGAAGACCAAAATCCAAAACAACACGCTCACGGGCAACTACCAAACGCTCGTGGTGGAGTACATCCAACCTGCGTTGGTGCAGTTTGTCTTTGCGCAGATGGCCTACGTGCTGCGGGTACGATTCTCGAATAACGCGGTAAGCGTTCCATCGAGCGAGCAGGGCAGCCCAGCCAACCGGGAAGACATCAAACCCGTAGTGGATACCGCTACGCATATCGCAGAGTTTTACCGCGAACAGATGGTCGATTACCTGTTGTACAACACGACCCTGTTCCCCGAGTACAACACAAACACGGGGCCGGACATCGTGCCGACGGTCAGAAACTACTTCAGCGGCATCAACGTGTATCCTCCGTACCCGTGGCCCAACAAAACCAAAGCGTTTGCATTGGGGGCTAACATCAAACTCTACTGATTATGGCCGAAAGTAAACTCACAGATCAAACCACACTCACCACCCCGGCCGACGGGGATTGGGCATATTTGGTAGATATATCCGATACAAGCGGAGGCGCGGCAGGAACGTCCAAGAAAATCACGGTCGCCAACCTGATGACCAAAGCCCCTGTGGTAAGTGTCAACGGGGAAACGGGCGCGGTGTCTTTGGACAGCACGGAAATTAAGCGGGTAGGCACGACCGGGGATTCGATTGACCAGGATTTGACGGCTGCGGAGAATAACATCAACGCTATCAAGGCCGTGTTGAAGTACCCCGTGGCGACCGTTACAGGATTGCAGGTTGATACGAGCAACAAGCTCGAAATCGATTCTACAAATCAGAAAGCGATATTCACGGTCAACGGATCTACAGCGGCAACTATCGGCCCGAGCCAATCGCTGTTTCCTGCTTTGAAGGTTGGCCCTACCTCAAACGATTACACCCTTCCCGTAGCGCGGGGGGTGACGGGGAACGTGGCTGTTTACGACGATGCCACCCACACCTCGGAATGGCGGTCTTTGGCTACCAGTAATTTATCCGGAACCTCGGATGGCATCACCCAAGGAACGACTAACTTATTCCTTACCTCTGCCGAGCGCACCAAACTCACAAGCGTAACGGCAGGGGCGGCGGTTGCCTCGGTGAGTGGCACAGCCCCGATTGTAAGTAGTGGGGGAACTACCCCGGCCATCAGCATCACAGCGGCGACCATAAGCGCGGCAGGGTCTATGTCCGCTGCTGACAAAACAAAGTTAGATGGCATCGCGGCAGGTGCAGAGGTGAATGTGAACGCGGATTGGAACGCGGTAAGCGGCGATGCGCAAATCCTCAACAAACCGACTATTGTATCCTCCGTTACCGGAACTGCTCCTATCGTAAGCAGCGGAGGCACTACGCCAGCAATCAGTATCACGGCCGCAACCACATCGGCGGATGGATCCATGTCATCGGCAGACAAAACGAAACTCGACGGCATCGCGGCGGGTGCAGAGGTCAACGTCAACGCTGATTGGAATGCCGTCAGCGGGGATGCCCAAATCCTAAATAAACCAACGATTCCATCCATCACCCAAGTAACAGGAAAGACGGTAGCCACGGGTGCATG